TAATGGCCGTGAATCCTACGATACGACGAATCTCACTTGTCTCTGTAGATTCAAAGTGAACTGTAGGGGCTGCTGTGCCTCCTGTCAGTCCAGAGCCACCGGGCCAGTAAACGCTCGTCACACTAGCATCGTCTGACGATTCATCAGCCTGTTTGTGATACACGGTAGGTGCGCGTGTTGTATCCTTGATGAGGATGTATGCTCCGACAGCAAGGCCACTAATCGCATCACTGCCAGCAATATCAGCGTATGTCTGACCGGGCTGAACCTTCTTTCCTGAAGCAACATTCCCGTCTGCTGTCGCATACGCCGAGACCAGTGCAGCACCATCCACCACTTCTCTTCCGAGGCTGTAGTAAAGCCAGCGTGGGGAATGCACTGGCATCTCAATCACGCCACCTGTATGGTTCAGACGACCGGGTTGCATGACGCTCGGCTGTCGCCCAAGTCCAACGACGTGATACTGATGCAACTCGACTGTCGTATCGGGGAGTGTCATGAACGAGGCGAGGCCAATGAACTGGTCGATGAGGCTGACTTCCTTTGAGGTAGCAGCACTTGTATTCACAGCGGAAGTAGTCCCACCAGATAGGGCAGGTAGCCCATCACTGTGTATGAACATCACATCACCTGCTACAGATGCACGACTGGCCGTGTGGTCAAGTGCAGGGACGATTTTGATGGATGTGGCTGTGCCATTGCTAGTGTGGTCTACAATGCTGTAGATACGACTGTTCATACCTGTGTAGTAGAAGTCTGTGAATCCCCCGGTTGTAGCCGAGCCATGGAACGAAAGTTTAGTGCCAATCAGCATACCGAGCGGCACTTTCAGCGAAGGTTTACTGGCTTCAAAAATATCCGTGTTGGCCGATGTGTGTGTCCCAGCAAACGTGATGGTCGTGTAATCAGGGGTGCCAGACGCCCACGTGGCTGTCCATGTGCAGGGCTCACCGTGCTCAATGTAGAGGCCGCACTCATGACCCATTGTGACCTCTGAAAGGTCTCCACGATAGTATGAATTCGGCATTTCATCACCTCAGGGAATTAACTCTCCTAGTGTAATCACTTCAATTTGAAACGTATGTCGATACAACTTTTTGGTCCGGTCACTCAAATCTGTGCGAGTCTTGAACAGTAGCCTGTCAAAATTGGCCCCATCTCCTTTGCGACTGAGATGAATGACACGGCGAATCTCATTCTCCATCTTGCGGGCTCGTGAACGACCTTTGATTGTGCGCATATCAACGGTAATGTTGACGCGGGTTGTCACAAAGTTGTAGAACAAGTCAGGCGCTTCTTCGTTGTGTGCTGTCTCATAGCATAGAACATAGTCGTGCCGAGACAAGTCAAGCCTCTTACCCCGCTCTGGGCCCTCGTCTGCGATGTCTACGATAACAGGCTTGATGTTGTCCGTATTGGCTCGGTTCCAATCATCTTTGAGAATGTCCAACACGACATCCAGTGCTTCTTTCCATGTGGCAACCATTACTCAAACACCACCACTTCCTTGTAGCGGCGTAGAATAGCGTCTGCTTCCTGTCGCCAGAGTTGAATCTTGGAAGCGAGGTCTACGTTCTGTGTCCCTTCAGGAATCAGGACACTGCGGTCATCTGCCATGAGTAGGTCTACACACACCAGTTTGGTTGCAGCCTGCTCAATGGCCTTCTCCACGTAGCGCTCACCGTAGATGTAAGATACCTTCACGGCGTTCCACTCAAAGTAGGGGTATGAGTTGTTGAAGTAGATAATGCCCATCTCAGGGTCCAGCCACCAGTCTTTGAGTCGTGCTTGGTCGCCGGATGTATCTGAATAGAAACCGAGGTCAGCATCGAATTTATGCTGTGTCCATGTGTAGGATTGACCATTACTCACACTACCATCAGCGTGCAAAGCACGGCAACCGCCTAACACAGTGCCACTATTACTTGTGTAACCGTAAACTGTGCCAGTAGATGCTCTCACAACGCCATACTCAGCAAACGAAGAAGAATCTGTGAATGTAATTGTGCGAGAACCGTCACTTAGGCTTTTGTCAATCGTCCCTGTGCCTTCAACTGAATTGGTCTGTGCCAATGTTGTGCTTGTTGTATCTGTCACAGCAATAGTAGCCTCTTCGCCACCCGCAGGCTGCATACTTGTAATCTTCAATTTACCACTGCCATAATCGGCGTTACACGTAGCCAAGAACTCATTGTGAACATAGACATTCGTTGTTCCTGTTGAAGATGAACCATCAGGGAGAGTGTAAGTTGTCCCATCAGGGCTGGTAGCATCTGTTGTGAATGTCACCGTGCCTCGATTTGTCCGGTCCTCTCTGTTGATGAGGTCGGCCAGATTCTGTGCAGTGGTCACCTTGTTGAAGCCTGCTTGCCATTGTTGAGTCCCTGTGCCTACAGCCAACTTTGCAAACCCACCGCCACCGGGGCAAAGGAACACCGCATCAGATGCCAGCCCAGTATAATCTGCAATCTCCAGACGGGCCTCAGCCCCAGCCAACTCACGGTAGTCATCGCCCTGCCACAGTTCGATGCGTAGAATCTGCTGGATGTTGCGGAACAAGAGAGGTGTAGTGCCCACATAGTCTGTGTAGTATCGGCGTCGATACGGCTTGTAGGTGTCGAAGTTGATGTATTCAGCAGCCACCAGTATAGGTCTCCACGCATTGTGGGTGATGTTGTCAATGCGGTCCTGAATCTCCTTGATGATGGTCTCTACGTGGCTCCTCTTCACACCACTGGTTTTGCCGTTGGTGAATGAGGCTTGATTCTGAATGTAGGTATTGTCAGCCGTCTGATAGTCTGAGATGTTTGAGATGTTGTCACCTGTGAAATACAGGGCTACACCGTTCGCACCACCCTCAGTGACTGCTGTGAGCGTCTTTTCGACACCAAGTGCCTGTGCATCACTGTAGATGAGAATAGTGTCGCCTACTGCGAAGCCGTGGCTTCTGTAATCAGCACCTGTGACATAGACCCTGTCAGCCTCTGTATTGGCGCTGGCCGCTACAGCCTCACCGGGACCAATCCCAAGCAGATTAGCGACCTTCTGTGCCGTTGTGTAAACGATAGCATCAGGGTTCAGTGGACGGGTTTCCGCTTCACCGGGTGAAAACACAACTGGCATGATACATTCCCTCACCTGTGATTACTTCAACATATCGTCCAAGATGGCTTTGAGTAGTTGAGAGCCTAGTGAGAAGCCACTGCCAAGCATTGCTAGTTTTTCATCGTCCTCGTCAAACTCAGGTATGTCCTCAGCGAAAGGTAGAGGTTGTGCGCCTCTTGTCGGTGCGGCCTGTCGATTTGCCTCCATTTCCACTGGCTGCCTAGCCTCCCAGTCTTTCCGGTGGGCTTCTACTCTAGCCTCATATTGCTCATCAGTTTCACCGGATTCAAATTCACCATCTTGCATCCTACCAAATCGCTTAGGTGGTGTAAATCCTTCTTCTGTTGCAGCCCCTTCATCGCGTGGTTCGGGCACATTCGCACCCATCTGCTCAAGTAATCGTCTAGTTTCTTCGTCCATTTCAATCCCAGCGGGTATATCAGGCGCCATATCTGGACCGCGAGTTGAGATTGGAATCGGAGGTTGACCTGCTGCGGTTCGCCGGTCATTGATTTCTTGGATTGCCTCTGTCCGCTTCTCCCGCGCAATCCTTCTTACTCGTGCTTGTGCCTCATCACTAGTCCAAGGAGTATCTGTAGGTGCATAGGCTTCAGGTTTCTCTGTCCCTTCAACGTGCTCAAATGGACTGACTTCTGGTGTCTCAAGCGTGCCAGATGGGCGATAAGCACCTTCTAGTTGACTACGGGCATCCGTTCCTTCTTGAATAGCCGTCCATTCTTGTTCCCCTTCAGAGCCTCCCTGCAATGCGGTATGGGGGATAACGCCCTGTTCGACCAAGTCATTCAAAACTCTGTCAAGAGCCTGATGTGGCTCAGCACCAGATTCGACTAATGATTCAATCTGGTCAGCAAATCTGATTGGGTCAGGGACACCTGCGGCCTCACCTTGTCTTGCCCACCCTGCATGGTCTGCTTCCATGCCAGCCAAAGGATTGGCACCAACCCTGTCAAAATTATCCATCGCTGCATCAATTGCAGCATCAGTGGCCCATCCACCTTCTCTCAAATAATTGGGATTTAGAATTTTCTGCTCAGCACGTGTGCTTCGATGAGGTGGTAGATTTCGCTCATGCCCCGGTGACATTCTCAGACCGAGATTATCTAGCAATGCTTTGTGCTCTCCACCACCCATTTCTTGCATAACCTGCTCAGTTAGTGCATTGATAAGGTGCCAGCCTCTTTCGTTGGGATAGCCCTTTTCATTCATATTCTTGGGGTCCTCTAACTGCCTTTCATATGCTGCTAGATGAGGCATAGACAAGAATTCACTTAGTTCCTCAGGGTTACTGATTAGATATCGCTGTAGAACCCTTCTAAGCGGCGATACGTGTTTACCATCACCGAGCATATGGTCTTGCATAGGGGTATGTGGGATGTCTAATGGATGAGCGCCCTCCGGTAATTTTCTCTCAACGTATGCTTCATCAGTATCTCTGGCCGCTGGAGCGTCAAGCGCTGCAAAGCCGATAGGGTCCGACAGACGCTGCTCATGTGTTGTTCGCCTAGCCGCCTCTGCCCTACGTGCTTTCTGATTCCACCGCTTTTCACCCTCAAACAGGATATTTGTCGTAGAGGCTCTTGGTTTGTAGACTGGTGCGAACTCTCGTCCACTCTTACCTTCTCTAACGGCTTGAGGACCACCTGCTCTGTCAGCAGCGACAAAGCCTGATTCTTTCTGTTGTCCAGTAGGTCCTAATTGAGCAGCCCTTGTGCCAAGTTTGCGCTCACCCTGTGTTCCACCAGTAGTCGCTCCTCTTCCAAATCGCACTTCCTTTTCTTCCTCAGTGCGCTGTTGCCATTCTGTAGGCTGACGTTCTTCTGCCAACTGGTCAAGGTCCTCATGACGCCAACTGATATCTCCAAAAGGCTTGTGCTTTTCACGCGCACCTGTAGTATCAACCTGTGCAGCCTCAAGCGCTTCAGCCAACATTCTGTCATATTCAGATTGGGCTCCAGAAGTCAACTGCATGACTTCATCTTCTTCAGTTTTCCCTGTATCTGGATTGATGTATGGTCTGGATACTAATTCTCTTTCCTTTGCTCTTTCTGCTCTCTGAGCAACATCTGTGCCTTCGCTTGGTTCAGCATGAGGGACCTTAGGTTGGTCTTCTGCTAACTCAGGTATTCCCATTCGCTCCCTACGAATTTTTTCGTTCCTTGCTTCTCGCTCAGCCTTATCTTTCAAATACGCTGCGCGTTCTTCATCGGTCATATCTCTCTTGACAAGAACGTAACTCATGATTGCCGCTCCCCTAGATTGTAATCCATTTGCCGACCGCAACTTCTACAATCGTCAACCCAGCAGAAGTAGAGCATACCGCAGTGCTTACAGCGTGTGCCTGAACCGATGTTCAGCACGTCGCCAGCCTTACGGTTGCGAATGCGTTGTTTGGTGATAGCCCCTTGAAGGGGATTGGTCTCATCAGTGACCTTGCCTTGGGTCCTCGCCTCAGCCAGTCGGATGCCGCGCTTCTGTAGGCGCTCGATGTCATCCAGACCAAGTTTGGTGAAGGCTTTCATCTAGTCACCTCACGTGTAGGCGACCAAGATAAATATATTCCCACGAACAGTGAAAGGGACTGCACTTGCTAGGCTACTGGTGCTAATACCAGTTAGAGTTCCAACATCACTTTCGATGCTGGCCAATACTGTCGCTACTGCCTCAAATTCTGTAGGGGCATAAGGCCCCACCAACTGGAACTTAGGTTCTAGTGTTGCCAAGGTTTACACCTCAGCGCTTTCCAATTGCAAAGAACTTGCCAACAGAACCTGCTGCATCTCCACCAGCGAGTGTTTTGAAGCGAAGGGTTGTTCCGTCGATTTCAATTTGCGCCTGTGCTTTGACATCGTGAGTTGCCCCACCGCCATCATTGGCGAGGTTGTAACCAGCCAAGTCTGTTGTTCCATTGCACCCTGCAAAGAATACAGTGCCTAGATGGTCACTCAAGTCAATACTTGCATCACCTGCTTCGTATGTTCCTGTAACTACCATCATGTCGCCTGCGACGTGTAATCGTGTATCAATTGTTACTGCCATTATTCTTCATCTCCTATTTCTTGTGTTTCCAGTGCTTCTACTGGTTCCTCAATCACTTCTTCCACCACAGGTGGATTAAGCAACTCGTCTACAGATTGCAGAAGAGTTCGCTTAGTAGCATACCCAGAGGGGCTGAGGCCTTTCGACCCCAACCACTCGCGGATGTCTGCTACTCTCCATGATTTGTCAGGAATACCGTCGTTACCCTCGTCCACTGTTGGTGCTTCATCGCCCTCAATTCGGAATGACTTCGCATCAAGGCGAACTCTCCATTGGTCAAGCCATGCTTGCGACACTTCCACTGGTTGGTTTAATTCCCAGTGAGCAACAGACCCTTTGTCTGCTCTACGTCGAAAGCCTTGAGGACCAAGGAAGGTAACAGTAGGCACTGAAAACCACCTCAGCCAGCGATTAGCGTAATCAGGGTCGTGTCGGTAGCGCCACCAACTGTGAAGGTTAGTTCACCAGTTTCGTGTGCCACTACAGTTGCTGCTGCTGCAAGGCTCTCATCAGTGTCAGTGTTGTTTGTCAAGTTAATTAGTGCATAGATGCGACTCAAGTTTGAGTCATAAGCATTAACTGCGAATTTCTGAGTTGTGCCTGTGTCACCAGTGACCATGACTGAAATCAGTCGTAGACCCGCTACTGGGACGTTGGTCCCTTGCGAGTTGTTTGCTGCGAAAGGTGTTAGGCTACCGGGGTATCCAGCAGTCCCTGCACTGTAAGTCGCTCCTGAGCCACTGAGCCATGCGGTGTTGTCACCCATAGTTCCATCCGCATCAGGTGCACTTTGTAGAGCACCGGGGGTGTTGCCACCAACTGGGATGTCCAGATAGGTCGTAGTCACTGTTAGGTTTGTGTGTGATGTTACTGTTGCCATTTTTATTCACTTCCTGTGTTTGTTCTCTTCTCCTGTCAAGCCTCACTGAAGGTCACGAACGCTCCCCTGTCCACGGAAGAACGTGGTCCAGACTTCACCAAGAGTTCGATACAAGCCCTCTTGTCCGAGGCGGTTGATTGCGAATGGGTCACCAGTTTCAATTCCAGACTCAAAGTATTGGGTCGGAATACCTGTGCTGAACCATAGGTAGTCAGTGTCAAGGAAATACATTCGGCTGATACCGTCTGACTGAACGTCCTTGCTTGGGATGATTGGGACACCGTTGTAGGTAGCCACAATGAATCCGGCTTCGACACCGGGAACACCCTTCACACCGTTGTAAGTTGGTGTAACGCGCTTCTCTTCCATGAATCGCTGCTGACTCTGCAAGAGTTGCTGGATTCGCATTAGAGTGTCATAGCCAGTGAGGATACACTTGGGGTTGCCACCAAGAGTCCAGATGTTCTGGAACATAGTATCCAAGTGGTCAAGACTGAGAGTTCTGCGTTGTGCTGCTGCTCGGTCTGCGCCACAGTCTACAGATGCGTTTGACCATGCGTTTGCACTTCGGTCGATGCTGTAGATGTCGAGGTCGTTTGCGCCACAGTGGTCAGTTCCTGATGAAGCACCAGTCTCCATTGAGGTCAAACCACCAGAGGAACCACCGTCGTTTCCAGTGATTCGGTCAAGTGACTCAAAGTCGTTACCTGCAACTGTCTCTGAATCAGTAGTGAGCATCACGTTGATGTGTTCTGCGTGGTGCTTACCGACTTCTTCTTTGAGGACAGAGCGGATATCGCCCATGCCGTCGTCTTTGTCAGCAAGGAAGATTGCCACTTCGCTCATGTCGAAGGTGTGGGCAACCGTCTTGGGCTTTGCAGCCACTTGCTGGAAGGTAGGCTTGGTTGTGTCTGGTAGGGTTGCGTTCTCTGCAACACCGCCGCCCTTTGCGAACGAAGGCTTTGCAGTCACAACACGCCATCCGCTTCGGTCCCAAGGCTTCTTGGGCAGAATGCTGAATGCGTTGAATTCTTGGTTGAGTTGGCTCCAAACCTTGCGACCGTAAATCGCTTGGTAGGTGCCTGCGGTGGTGCTGAGCATTGGTGCATCAGCCTTCAGTAGTTCTGAACCACTGTAGGAATACCCCATTGCGTTGCCAGCGCCGTAGTAGTAGCGCTCTAGGTCTTGAACTGTCCTTACGTAATTTCGTGCCATTTTTTTCACTCTCCTGTGTTTTTATTCTCCTGTGTCTCACTCCCAGACTTTGTTAGCCAGAGCGTGGACATCCTCCCAATCCATTGTTGCCAATTGTTCTGACGATGGGATTTCCACCGTAGCCATCAAATCGGACTTCATCAAAGGTGCAC